TTTTGCTTACGGCTACGAGTACAACGTGCACCCCGAAAATTTCATCGACATAGGCTTCAAGAATGAATACAAATGCAAGCCTGAAACTTTGAACGGGGATGCCAAGCCTTTGCAAACCTTAGCTACCATGCACGATGCGATCTTTCACAAACTCGGAGGCTTCACGCGAGTCATGACGCAGTGCCTTTTGAAATCTTTGCCGGACAACTTGTACGTGCACATTGGCACATCTCCTTCAACACTTGATGAATGGTGTAAAGAACATTGGCGTTCCAGTAGTGGACAGAGCATTGATTACACGGCTTTTGATCAGTCGCAAAACGGCATTATCATGGAAGCTTGCATCAAGGTCTACGAAAGAATGGGCGCGCCGATTGACATGATCAACACCTACAGAGATTGGAAAATGAACGTGCACTCGAGATTTGGTGAGCACGACGTCCAACGATTTACAGGAGAATGCGAAACAATACTAGGCAACACTCTGTGCGGCATCATGCTGGCGAACGCGCGCTATCAGCTAACTAATGGCAACGGACCGACTGAACCGGCCTGTTTTGTGGGCGATGACGCTGCTTGGTATCCTGGTAAGATGGAAAGACCTACATGGAAACTGCTGGAACCTAGAATGAACTTCGTCCTAAAGACTCAAGTTGAGACGCCAGCCACGTTCGTAGGTTGGAGACTCACGTCTGAAGGCATCTTCAAGGACCCGCAGATCTTGTATTACCGGTATCGTTTGAAAGTTGAAACTCGCCAGATAGCTGAAAGCATGCTCTCTTACGCGTACGAGGCTGGCTTTGCTTACCGCCACCCAGACATTGCGCAACATTGCAACGAATTGGATCTAACATGTCACCAAGCATTGATGAGAGAACTTCTGTCCAATCACACTTTCTGCAAACATTTCACTCACTTGCTCACGGGCGATGTGCGTGTTGAAAATCATGTGGAAATTGGCAAAGTGGACGTCAGTCAAGATATGCTCCGACATTGGGCCAACACTGCTACTGACCGTAACTTGTATCGGAAAGGTCTGCGAGTGCTTCGCTACGCGGCCAGCCACTGGACTGGCGAGCACGTGAAATTACAGCGCAGTTTGAAGGCAGATCATATGCTGGGTTACTTCAGCCGAGTTCTTCGTGAACAATAGCGCGCTTTAGTAGAGCCGCTCTGCACACCTTCGAAAACCAACATGTCAGTCACAGCAAATTTAGGTCCTATTACGCAAGCAGTCCAAGCTACGATGCGGTCCCTCGGAAGTGGTTCCTGGGATCTGCAAAAATCAGACTTTGGTCCTTTGGAAATCAAATGGGAGCATACCATACTAGTGAAGCCCAACAAAGAAGTTATCTACTGCAAAGAATTGAGAACGTTCAAATCTCTTACCACGATGCTTGAGGATGTGCACGGAGTAGCTATGATACGCGATCTTCGCATCAACGTCACCTTCACTGAATTGGGTCAAACAGTTGCAGTGGGTATGAGCGCAAAGAATGTCACAGACGCCAATTTGTTTGGCCTATACAAGAACTGTGTCACCAAGATGAGCGCAACCGCAGGGGCCATGCCTTTGGGTTCCCATGATCTTGAGTTGCCAAATGTCGAAGCGTTCAGTTACCAAGTGTTAGGGACTCCCATAAACACAAAGCCTGCTTTCTTCAACTACTACGTCAAGACACAAGCGAATGGCCCAGTCCTTTTGACGCTAACAGCAAATTTGGAAATATGGGGTACCAAACTTATGCGTTCAAGTTTTCAAGCGGCTTGACAACGGGTTCAAATCCCGCAGCCGTTGCACCCAACGCACCAACGCCACCAGCGCCAATTGTGAATACTCCTAGCATGCCAGGATCGCTACCTGCTACGAATGCTTTGAATACACCAGTTTCGCAAAGTGCGCCACTAGATCATCCTAAGAGTCAAGC